TATCTAGTATAACAGGAACGACTATTACAATTGCAGGTGTAGGTAATTTCCAAATTACTGTTACCATAGGAGCTACCACAAATTATAATGCCGCGACATATACATATCCTTCGCCGACAACATATTATACATCAATACAAGCAACCCCGACAATTTCTCCTTTTCCTTCGAATTTTGGAAGCGGATGGGTTGAAAATGGCACATATAATCTAATAAATTCTGTAACAGTAACCACAAACACTATTTCCGGATATACTGACCCCAATCAAGTGACATATAGTATTATAAATCCAAGTGTTAGTAATAATGATTCTTTAACTACATCAGGATCAGGATCATCATTATCACAGCAAATTACAATTAATGATGTTGGTTCTTTTCAAATACAAGCTGATTTAGCAGCAACACCTAATTTTACAGCTGCAGCATCGGTTCAATCAAGTACTATAACATCTAGTCCTTCAAATGTTTCACTAACATATAATTTTAATAATGCTGGTTATGTATATGGTGGACAATATGCTTTACCATCAAATCCCACAAATAATACTGATACAAATCCGCCACCTACTATAACTTATACAGGATTCAACGGTAATGGCACTATAAGCGGTAATACAATTACTTTTACATCAGCAGGTGGTGGTGATATATCTTTTACTGTATCAGCAACCGAAAATTTTAATGCTGCCAGTTTTTCTGTATCGGTGACTGTAGCCCAAGCTACACCTATCCTTACATTGAATACACCGTGGATCAATGATCAAACTTATCTTACTATTGGTTATATATTTAGCGTATATACAGTAATTGGCTCTAACAGTAATACCGACCCAGGTATAACGTATAGTTTAAGTCCTAGTATTTCGAATGGAAATGGTACTGTTAGTATAGCGAATAGTCAAGTATATTGCAACGCTCCAGGATCATTTACGCTACAAATTACATGTAATGCTACTCCTAACTTCTATGAATCTGCTGTCATTAATACAACTACCTTTTATGTATCTATAGTTCCAGAAGTTATTATATATAATAATCCAAGAACTTGGCCTCCGAATTCTGGAGTAAGTGGAGAAGTTGGAATGGCGATATGTTTACCTAATGCTGAATTTCCATACGGATTTAATAATTATTCTGCATTAACTATTACAAATGTAAGCCAGAATGGTGCTACTTTTACTTTGAATGCAAATACAACACCGACGTTTAATAGTGTGCTTGATGAATATATGGTATTTTTTGAACCAGCTACTGCTAGTTACTTTTCAACCTTTTTACCATTATCTACAATATCAAATATAGCATATACTGGAAAACAGGCTATTGCTAGCGGTATGGCTACAGGACAAAATCTAACTTTTACTTTTACAGGAAATACCGCAGGTCAAGGTTTTCCTGATCCTTTTTCAATTAACTGGAATCCTGGAAGCCTAGACTTGGCACAGGGAATGGTATATGGTTCATTTTATTCTTATGCGAATAATATAACTCCTTCTCAAAATCTGCCTGGTGGTACTGGAGTAACAATTTCTACATTAAATAGTGCTACTGGTATTACTGGGTATTTTACTGCTCCATGGGCTGGATATAACCCATTTGGCACTGGTACTACGACTGGAATTCCTGCACTAACTACTCTAGGTTTTACTAATATACAACAAGCGTGGGGTGTTTGGGTAAATATTAACTCTGGAGACCAATTTGGAAATACAATAACGTTCGATAATGTAAATTATTGTTATGTCGGAATTCCACAGATAGTTAACCCTATTACATATAATCCATAAAAATATGTAACAAATAAATAATATAGTTCCAAAAATAATAATATAAAATAATAACGTTATATTATTATTATTATATAAACATATATACAAAAATGAATAAAGAGAATGAAAATCCCTTATCATCCCAATCGTCATTACTATTACCTTTCCATAAATCAAAAGAGGAAATGATGGCCGACATAAAGCCTATTATTCAAAAATTAAATGAATTAGAATTAAATATTTCTTATCCGGCAATAAAAAGACTATATAAAGAGATAGCGGCGCATATAAAAGATGGAGAATCTCGTAAAATTAATATCCCATTCCCGGAAGTTAAACGCCGTATTAAGGGATTCCTATCTGGCGATCCACGTAAAGAAACATGGGTGAAACTTGAGGCGGATGATTAAATACTCCGGTTGCGGATAAATAGAAACTCCGGTGCCACCGTCGCCACCACCACCGCCCTAATTCTTCTTATCTATCAGTATTTCTTTTCCAAGATTTTTTATTATTTTTCGTTCGTAGTTGTTATAATTTTCAATCGGTTCACATATGGAGCGCATCATTGTCAAGTATTTGATTTGTTTTTTTTCTGTTTCCATCCAATCAGGATTATCTATTGCCCATTGTTGCAATGCGGTGCGCTCCATATCGGCAATTTTTACAATCGTGTTTTTCATCATGTCGTGGTTTTCATCTTTCTGCCACTTATCTTCATCTTTTATATACATGGTGTCGCGCTTTATATCTGTGCAATGAATTGGACGTTTATGAATGTCCAACTCTTTGAGTCCCTTAATTAAAACATCGGTTATACCACGCGATATACCGTTGGTTTTTGAAAATAGTAGATCCTCTAATGTTATTTTAAGCGAATCTATAAAATCCGATATATTTAATGCATCTTTGCACTGTTCGTTTAAAAATACGTTCAGATTAAAATTATTATTCATAGTTGTATTATTATTAGTTATATTACCGAGTTTTGGTATTATACTATTTATTTGCTCCTGTTGTCCTTTTATTATTTTCATCATTTCATCATTATCTTTAATGAGCTTTAGTAGAAGTTCGTCCTTGTTTGGAATGCTATAACTAGGATTGGGGCTATATATCAACTTGTCATTATTATCATTAGTTATATTCACATGATTTATGGTATTAGAATCGTCTTCTTTGGTTACAGAAGACGACTCGAGTGTTTTGACTTTAACACACGTTCGCTTATGCTTTGCTAGTCCCGGACGATACTTGTAATTATTACCACAAATGCAGCTAAATGTTTGTTCTACCTTATTTGGGGTTTTTTTGTTACTCTCGGTTACTCTTTTATGCTTGTTGGTCTCGATGTGTCTTTTGAAATCATTTTGTTTGCAGCATTTAAAGTCACAACTTTTGCAAACGAAAAGGGGAGGTTTTGAAGAGTTTTTTTGGTTATCCATTTCCATATATATAGAGTAATATAAAAAACTCCTAAACCTTTTTCATATAATATATATAAAATGTTAAAAAGTTATCGTAACAAAATTTTCAATCTTAAAAACAAATTTAGAGCATTATGCTCTGAGTGACGTTTTCATCGTTTTTTTCAAATCTATACCTGGGTTTTGAAAAAAGGACATTTATAAATGTCCAATTTTGAAAAACGGCCCTGAGACTTGAATTTTTTATACATCGATGTTGTTATTCCTTTCTGTTTCATTCTGTTCCATTTCACCAAATTAATGAATAATATACTATACTGAACTATATATGAAATTAAATATCATGAATATATATATTTTTAGTAATAAATAACAAATAATAAATAATAAATAACAAATGGATTTTGATATTGAATATAATAATAAAAATGACAGTAATGATTTACAAAATATATTAAATCATAATTCAAAATGTTATGAATTTAAGTATATAAAATTTGCAAATGGTTTATTTAATAAAACGGTTGATGCAACATATGTCATACATTTGAAAGGTAACGGCAGATATGAAAATATTATGAAACAGTTGAATGAATATCATCCATCGAATGATGTATATATTTTATTAAACGATGGTTATAAAAAGTGTAACAAAACGCAAAATATTGTTTATCCTGCAGATGATTTAATTGATGCATTTTTTCAAATTTTCAAACATGCACATAAACAAAACTATGATAATATTCTTATTCTTGAAGATGATTTTATGTTTAATACTGAAATAAAAAATGAAAAACATATTACAAATATAAATAATTTTTTGATACGAAAAAAAGGGGAAGATTTTATATATTATATAGGTTGTATTCCATGGTTATTAGTTCCGACATTTTATGATATGAATACATATGTGAATATATTATCTACTGGAATGCATAGTGTTATCTATAGTAGGAAAAATAGAGAAATATGTATGAAACGATATGTAAATGATACAAATAATATAAGGGATTGGGACATGTTAAATAATTTATATTCAAAAAATAGGTATACATATTATAAGCCACTTTGTTATCAGTTATTTGAAGATACCGATAATAGTAACAACTGGGGAAAATTTAATAAAGTATATGAATTTTTTGGATATATGTTGAACATATTTTTTAAATTTGTGGGTTTAGATAAAAGTGTCGAACCAGGTTATAGCATATTATATATATTTTCAAAGTTATTATTTTTAATACTGGTGATATTATTTGTATACTTTATTATAAAGTTAAAGAATATGTTTTTTATTTTACAAACAAATAAATACGTAACAACTAAGAAAAAATAGAAACTATATAAAGTAACATATTATACAAAATATAATATTTTATGGATAAGGACAAAGACAAGGACAAGGACAAGGACAAGGACAAGGACAAGGACAAGGACAAGAACGAAAAAGATAAAAAAAAATACAAAACCAATAAAAAACTTAAAATGATAGAGGATAGTGTTATTCGAAAGTTATGTATATATTTATATAACAAATTCAATTTAAAAGAAGTAAAAGAAAGCACACTATATCGTCATGTCCATGACACATTTATTTTTTTAGTTTCATTTATTGCATTATTTAGTATGAATTTAACACACTTGGCTATACTTTTTATAATTGTTTCATTTGATGCTTTTGCAATTGTTGTTTTGCATGCATGCCCGTTAACTGCATTAGAAAAAAAATATATTAAACGTTCATCATGTGACGATCGCGACGAATTATTAGGTGCTCTTGGTATATCATATAATTGTGATCACGAATATGAAAAACAGATCGAGTTGCTTGTTAATGTATGGTTAATGGTAGCAGGTAAATGCATGTGTATTATAGTAATGAAAATGTTTAATATTAAACTATTTAATTATAATAACATATATTCGAATGAATGAGTGAATAAAAATAATATATTATAAAAATAATAAAAATTAAGTATTAAAATAATAAATATTAAAATAGTAGATAATAATGGATTTCCTTTTAGATAAAGAAAATTGTATTATAAAGACATCATTTAAAGATTTATATAAATTTTTAAATATATTTTTCAGACCAAATTTATCAGAAAACATAAAAGTTATAAATAATTTAAAAGAAAACGCTCCATCGTGGGTTTTAATTTTAGCAACAGTTTCTATTATTTCTTATCCAAATATTTTATTGGGAATTATAACATTTTTTGTTTTTTTATTTATTTCATATTTTTATCACGTGGTAGCACATGTTCATAAAAATATTTTTTCAATAGTGCATCATTATCATCATGAGAATGATAATTTCTTTTCTCATTTTATCCAAATCATACTTGAATTATCGATACCATATCCGTTTGTAATGTTATCATATTTTTTCGGGATAAATATTTTAGACCCTTGGGTAATTATTTATTTTATGTTATTTTATTGTTCGGTGCATAATATTAACTATTCAATATTTAAGGTAAATGGTGTGCATAGATTACATCATACAGAAGTAAATTTAAATTTTGGACCTGATATATGTGATGTAATGTTTGGGACAAAACATAGTAGTGAAGATTGTGTAGAAAATACGAATCATTATATCCCCAATATTATAATAATTACTGGAATTGTATTCATATTAAAATATGTATGTAGAACCGAATGGGTAAAAGAAAGTTTATTAGTAAGCCTAATAACACTATTATCGTCAGGAATTATATTATTATTTGTATCATCTATTATTTTATGGTATCTAGAGTCCGAAAAATATAATAATAAAATAGAAAACAGGTTATGTAGCGAAGGGTGTGTCGTGAAAGATACACTAAATAAATCTTACAAACGGGATAAACCGGTTGAACCTATTGAACCAGTTGAACCTGTTGAACATGTCGAATCGGACAAACCCATCGAACAGGAAAATCCTATTAAAATATAAAATATAAAATATAAAATATAAAATATAAAATATAAAATTATAAAAATATTAATTTTTATAATTAATCTAACGAATATATAATATAATATAAAACATAAATAGTAGTATTAATAATATGAGTAAAATAAATGCAGATTTAGATAAAAGATTAAAAGATACTGAATCGTGTTATAAATTTGAAAAACTAAATTATGACTCTGGGTTGTTAGATACTAACGTAGATGTCACATATATTATTCATTTAGAGAATAGCGGACGTTATGATAATATTTTAAAACAATTGGAAAAATATAAGCCTACAAAGATAGTTTATATTTTATTAAATAAAGGATTTACCAAATGTAATAAAACGGGCATTGAATCTTCACATGCGGATTTAACAGATTGCTATTTACAAATATTTAAACATGCACAGAAACAAAACTTCGACAATATCCTAATACTTGAAGACGATTTTGTATTCAATGAAAAAATAAAAGAAAATGAACATATAAAAAATATAAATACCTTTTTGGAAAAGAAAGCAGGAGATAATTTTATTTATTTTTTAGGTGCTATTCCGTGGTTTTTAATACCATATAATTCTTATAATTACAGATGTATTCTTTCTTCTGGAACACACTCTGTTATTTATAGTAAGTCGCATCGCGATGATTTCTTGGAAAATTTCAGTAAAAGAATGATGGTTACTGATTGGGATATTAATTATAATATTAATTTTACAAGCAGGTTTATATACTATACACCATTGTGCTATCAAATATGCGATAATAGTGAGAATTCAAGAAACCCGAAATTTGATAATAAATATATGGCACTTGCATCAGAAGTTGTAAAATATTGTAACTACAATATCATTTTTAGAATATTAGGACTAGATAAAAATCCAGAACCAGGATACTCTATTTTCTATTTTTACTCGAAAATTATATTTTATTTGGTATTGGTATTTTTAATATATTTGCCATTTTTAATATTATACGTTTTTAATAATTTTGATTATATTAAATTGCGTATATCAGAATATATAAGTATACTCAGAGCATAATAAACATATAACGCTAATCTCTAACCTCTAACCTCTAACCTCTAACCTCTAACATCTAACCTCTAACGTCTAACATCTAACCTCTAACCTTTACACCTTTAAAACACAATATTCTCATCTATCCATTTTTTAATTCTATTATTTGTAGGTTCTAATATTTTATTTAGTCCATCGATATAAATATTACACTCTGCATCATTTTTGCCCATAAGTATTAATGTATTATATATAATATTGTATATATCTTGTGTATATATATCAGTTATACGAATAAATACATCATCTATATTTTTTATTTCATTTGAACTACAATGTGATGCAACCGATGCTACAGCATCATTCTTCATTTCATATGCATTATTGTCTTCGCGTTCCCGAACCCGTTCATGCTCTTGCTCTTGCTCTTGATCTAATTCCGGTGAATCATCGCGCAATATTTTCTGCATAGTCTTTGTCTTTTTATCTTTCTCTTTTTCTCGTTTTGATGTCATAAAAGATGCTCCACCTCCGCCACTAGGTGGAGACGCATGAGACGTATGAGATTCGTGAGAATTGGATAAATTCGATATTTCATGGCTATCGAATCGCTTTTGTCCATGTCCATGTCCATGTCCATGTCCGTTCCCATTCCCACTCCCATCTCCTTCTAAAATATTTTTATACATTTGGAGTGTATGCAATATATGAATTTTATCTGTTTGACTATATGTTCTTATCAAATTTCCTATTCCAGATTTAGCTAATTCGATAAGAAGATCGTATAATTTTTTATTTTCAGAATTTGGCTTTGTATCGTTTAAGAAATGATAGAATTTTTTGAATCTATAAAAAATATTAAATAAATAAAACAAATCTTCTTGTGTATCATTATTATACCATCTTATTACAGGCTGTGAATAATTTGGTATTTGTATTTTTAAAATATTGTTTTGTATTGTTAATTTTGTCCCAATCGGTGCAAATGAAAGATAACCTATTTGTAATATTGCTTGAAGTGGCTCTAATATAGTCTCAAATCTTTCCTTCTTCTTTTTCGATTTTATTGTGCTATACAATATATTTAATGTTGATTGCATTTTTACTTGTGCTTTTTACTTTTATTTGTCCCTTAAATACTATATAGTAAATACTACATATATTTAAATATAAATCCCTATAAATATAGTATATAGAATATGAAATATGGTATAATGGATAATAATATTGAAGAAACTACCACAAATTCTAAAAAGGATGTAGATGGAATTATAATGATATTATCGTGTCATAAACATAAAAATACACGACTAAAGGAATTTTCCTTAAATAAAACAAATTATAATAATTGGGAAGTAATATATGTAATTGGTGATTTATTTTTAAAACAAAATTGTATTTTAGATGGGAATTATTTGTATGTAAGATGCGAAGATTCATATCTGCATTTATTAAAAAAATTAATATTAGCCATTAAATCGGTTAAAGAATTATTTAATATTAAAGAAGGTATATTGCGATGCGGTGATGATTTGATTTTTAATGAAAATAATTTAATTAAGTTTACTAAATCTAGAAAATTTGATTATTTTGGACAATCATCTTTAAAAAAAAGTTATAAATGTGTCGATAAAAATAGTTTAAAACGTATAAGGGATGACCCATTTATGTTATTTTATTACAATAAACATAAAGACGATTTTGAAAATCCTCTACATGGGTTGAATGGTATGAATCTTTCAACACTTTCAAAATATACAAAACGACCCAATATTTATGGAGCAGCAGGTGTTATTTTTTATTTATCAAATAAATCTTGCGATATCGCAATTCGTCATATGGAAAAAATAGATTTTAATATACTTGCATATGATAAATTTACTAAAAGTTATCCATATACAATTGAAGACTGTGGTATATCATTTATAATGTATTACAATAATATTGAATATACAGATTGTCAATTTTTTTATGATAATTCACACAAAAACACGATTGCTATACATACAAATAAATACAAATAAATACAAATAAATACAAATAAATATTTTATTGTAATAAAATTTAATTATATAATTTTCATATGTATAATTAAATTATTAAATATTAAATATTAAATTTCTGTAGTAGGTGTATTTGATGTATTTGATTGTTCATCGATACTGTTTTCGTATGGTGGAGTGGTAGTTTCTTTTGATGGAGTGATAGTTTTATTTTTATTATACATACCTCCTATTCCGCCACTACTGCCACCACCACCACCACCGCAACCAATATAAACATTATTTGTAAAATTAGAACTTTTACCTTTTAAAAAAGCATTATTATTTTGCTTCGAAAAAGAAATAGGTGTTCCATCATCATATATATTTGACAAAAAAATATTATTAGAAGAATATAGTTTAACACATGAAATATCGTGTTTCTCACACCAACTTATAGATTTTTGTATATGTGTTTTTTTCATAATATCTATTTTATCATAGTTATTACGATTTGATATGATATTTAATGTCGTAATTATATTTTCCAATTGTCGTTGTCCTAATACTACATTTATTTCCTCGATTTTATTTAAAAAATAATAATCGTGCTCTATATTTAATATACTTTGAATATCATCTTGTGTATCTAATTTCGAAAATTCGTTACAAAATGCATTATATAGATCAGACGAATCGTCTAATAAAAAGTTCCTACATACAATATATTTTTCTGAATTTGCCAATCTACTTGTATGTGGTTTTGTAACATATACTTCGCTATATAAACATGACAACAAATACAAAGCATCTACAGTAAGTTTCGAAAATATATCGAATATTTTTAAAATAAAATGTCCCCCCTTTTTCTGCATAGTAACTGCGTATATAATTTCTGCAATTATCAACTTACTAACTAGTTTTTCTTGCTTATTAAAATCTGTTGAAACATCAATTCCTCCATCTGCTGTAATTATATCCATAGAATTTAAAAACCTATCTTTGCAATATTTATAATTTACTAGTTTTAAAATATCTCCCGTTCCATCCTCGCCATTTATGATTGTAACATTTGGATTATTTTCTAAAAATGTATTGCTCTTTTTCCATCCAGGACAACCCGGATCATCATTTATAAGTGTCATACCATAGTATGCATCATCAGGATTTTTACGCATATATGAAGTCGCTTCGATAAATCCTCCAGGGCCCTCAGCAATATGAAATGTTTTGATGGGGGGGAGCGATATGGGTTGTGATGTGAATTGTGGAAATGGAAGTGTATGTGGGTTTTTTATTTCTCCGAATTTAAACATTTTCCATAATTCTATCATTTTATAGAAAGATCTAGATAGCGGCTTTAATTTACTTATTGATATTTTATTACCGGGAATTAATGTATGAATAAATTCATAGGGGTTTGTATATTTTTTAATATTATCCCACGCATCAGACGAAACCTCAATTTGTTGTTTAAATTTTGATAAATAATCGCATAACGAATATGATATATAACATGATGATACTTGAGATTCTACCACGGATGATTGGGATAATGATGTTTTTATCTCGGTGGAAAAAGATATTGATTTATGTATGTCGGGGTTTTTGATTGATATTAAATTATAATATGACATAAAAATAGTTATATGTATCTACTAAATAATATTTAGATTGTTTACATCATTGATAATTTAATAATCATTATTTATTACAAGTAAATAAACTTTTGTTTAAGTTTCAGTTTCAGTTTCAGTTATACATCTATTTGTTCTGGTAGAGGCACTATGTTTTTCTCGTTTTTCTTGATTTTATCTTATATCTATTAGTTCTTCGTTTTGTCCTTCGACTAGTCCTTCGACTAGTCCTTCGACTAGTCCTTCGACTAGTCCTATTTTTATATTTTTTTATACGTCTACGATTACCACCCCGTCCTACACCATCCTGGTCTTCATCGCTTAAAAAATCCGCAACACCTTCTATAATAAAAACTTTAACATCATCCCGTGTAACTGTTCTTATAACGATATCTGGATCTCCTGATAATCTAACAAAATCGCATAATTTATTCCATAATAGCTGAATAATTAAGTTAGCTATTCCCGTAGAATCGCTTCCAATTCTAATAGTCGATTCTTTTAAAATTAATCTAGTATATTCTCTAATCATAGGTAAAAAAATTTTAAATTCCACGAAATCACTTTCACCTTGATAATATGGACTTATAATTGCAGATAAAAATGGTAACCCCATACGAATAAATGTTAGTAAATCTTTACTTGTAGTAATACGAGGACTTGTAGTAATACGAGGATCAGCAGCTATATTGTATTTATATTGAATGTATTGGTTTAGTAACGAAAATATATCACTAACGGGACATGAAAGACCGGGGGTAGTAATACATGTTTCCATGCGTGTTATTTCTAGAGGTGCAGTTTCAATTCCACCGGGATATAACTCATCTATAAAACCAGATAAACATGCTCTTTGAATATCATTAAAAAAAATGTGTTTTTCTGGTTCACTCATAGAATTTAAATCAACCTCCTCAATAAAAGTTTGCTTTATTATATTAGGTACTTTGGATATACCAGAAGCTGCAAATAATTTTTTACCTACTTTGCTTGCTGCATTAGAAGCTATGTGTGCATGCGGCTCTGTTCTTTCAAGAGTTTCTTTTGGAAACAAATCACTTGGTATTGGACTAGTAAACTTTGTAAATAATTTACTCGACATTTCCGAGGGATGTTGTAGTAGACGCTTTTTTGCTCTATCTTTATAATAATCATATAAAACTTTTGATGCGATCTTTGCTTTGCCTTCCGATTTTATTTTTTTATCAAGTAAAACATTAGGGTTATGTTTATCTTTCACTGGTCTACAATACGCCAATATAGCGCTTATTTGAGATTCTAATAAAGGTTCGAATTCTTCCATTATTTTTTCATTTATTGTTTTAACTACAGGAGGACTCATGGGATCAAAATATTGAGAACTCATTGAATCTATCTGGCTCATATTAGTGTATATGTATGTGTATGTGTGTATATATATGTATATATGTATATATATTCATATAAATAATATAAATAATATAAATAATATAAATAATATAAAAATATTATTATTTATATTTTGATTACCGTATATATTACTACCTATACTTATTATTATATTTTTAGTTGTCTAATTTTGCAGAACTAGCACTAACACTACCACTAACACTAGCACCTAGACCGGGGTTTAATTTAATCGAACCATGTTTAGATGATTTCGCCTTTTCCGTGGAAAGTTTCAAGGATGTTTCTTTCATTCCTAATTTCGATTTTTCTATAATAGACGCAGATGCAGACGAAGCCGCACCTGGAGCATCAGAAGGAGCAGAAGCGGCAACCGCACCCTTGCTTGGTAATTTAACAGGCTCAAGTGCAGATTTCTTTTTTAATGTAATAGACAAAGCTTCAGCGCCTTTGCTCTTAACTTTACCTAAACTCTCTTTTTCCTTCGATTTAGAACCAAATAATTTCGATAGTTTTGTATCAGCGCTCTCCAATTCTGCTGCCGATAATCCCAAACTTACACCCTTCTCACCCTTCTCACCCATCTCACCCATAGACTTTAATTCTCTTTCTTTCGTAGGCCTGTATAACCCTTTCGAAGATACCGCAATCTGTCCAATACCTTCACCCTCTTCAAGCATCAATTGTGACGCAACCATTTGAGCCGCCAATGTATCACGACGATTCAATTTCTCTTGGAATACATGCACACCAGTAACACTCTGGAAAACATCCTCAACATCAACGCTTGCCATTTTTTTAAACACAAAATAACGATTATAAAATGAAATCTGTTTTTCCTTGGGTGTCATAAGGGGCGCAGAACCGTATCTCGTCTTTTGTTTCGGATCTTGCTGTATTTCACTCTCCATAAATGTGAATAATTCGGAGAACATACCCGTGCTATTTGGAATACCGAGTTTCACTGCCTCGTCGCGTTTCAACAACTCGAATCCGTAACTTTTCATAAGTTCCGTAAAATATGTAAAATTCACCAAGTATTCTTTAATTGTTTTATTTATCGAATCCTGATAAACATCAATCGCATATCCTACACAACTAATATCTGCATCATATGTCGTTTGGCTATATTCTTTTGTTACTTCCCATACTTTGGTGCCATCGATAGTTAAACCCATAGATTTGCCTTTTTCAATAGAACGAAGTGCGTGAAACATCGCCACACCATCATAACAGCATCCCACGAAATATCCATCTACTTTAGTGCACTGACTCACATTTTTAATAAATTGGTTTATTTTCTCAATATTTTCAAAGAAGTAGTGTAGAGCAAATTGACAAGACGAAATATTGAATCCGTCCGCGGCTTTTCCATATTGGCGATAAACACCCTTCCCCAAAATAGATTCGTCTTTTGGACCATCGTTAAATAATGCGCGAATTATTTCCTTACCTTTTTCAGTAAACATTGCATCACCAGATTTAATATTTACTCCACTATTCCCGTTTACAAAGAGTGCATAAGGCATGGAGAAGAATTTCTTCCGATAGTTCAAGAACCGCGCACATGCTCCATCCATACGATTCTCAATATTATCTTTCGACAAATCTATGCCAAATACAAATGCCAATTTTGCCTCGATCCATTTTGGGAAATCGCCGGCTTTTCCAACCGCATAGTCAATAAGTGTATTTCCCTTTGCTGCCGTTTTGGTAATAAGCATCTTTTTGACGAATAAATTATGAAAGTCGCGCATGGAACGTGTCTTGCTGTCACCACTAGACCGATTGTAATATACATCATCGTCGGCAAGTTCATCCGGGATATTTTGTCCCGTAGTTATCATTTCGTCGGTAATAGGATTATGAATCGAATACCAGTTATTGTTCGCGACATGATATGCATTTCCATAATTTTTAATCCCGCGTTTATATTCGGATGTTTTATCGTATCGAACACGTTCGGCAATCCACCGCCAATGTTTGGGACGCGTTGCATCATAGCTAAATTCGACAATTGTTTCGTCATCGAATATTTCATTTTGGCGCGTAAACATTTGCAAAACACCGTTATCATCTTCGCGTAATGGAATATTACAAACACATGTATCTGGATCATAAGGATTTGTTGGATAAAAGGGGACAGGTTTATAACTTTCGCCGTTATCTACATCGCCTGCATGTGGTAATTTATCATCAATAACAGCCGCACAAGGATTAATATACCCGTGTTTCCTCTCATCGTATCCAACCCGCAAAATAATAGTTTTATACTGTTGGAGTTGTTCGCTTTTCATAGTATCAATACCATTCTCGAAAATATTGCCGACTGTATCAGTTCCATTTTGATTCTTTTTGGTTGTAATTAAGAAATCGATCGTATTCTGATTAAGAGGTTTCCATTTGAATGACATATCCCATGTTACTTTATGCAATGGACCCGCTACACCAACTTTATTGCTTGCAACTCCTGTATTACACGGAGTAAATATAAGTCCATCGGTTTCATATTCGAATGAACCAGCCTTTTGGCTTAATATAATAGAACGCGCACATGTGAATATATCCTTTTCTGATGATGCGATTTGAAATTTCTTCACATTAATTTTAATAGGAATATTATCGCCAGAAATTACGGAATGTATATCCATTTCTTGCACGACTTGTTTAAGTAACATAAGACGTGTTTCCTCGATACCCTTTCGTGCACCGCGTGGCAATTCTTCGTCGCGCAATTCCATACTCTTTTTTTTAGACGATCTTGCACGCGCACCTTCGCGCATATCTGCCTCGGATTCAAATTCGCCTATTTCTAATTCACCCTCGCCTTCGCCTTCGCCTTCTACGCCCTCTACGCGTTTTTCACTAGCACTAGCAACAAATGCATTGCGTCTTATATCTCTACCATTGAAGAAATATATATCAAATGCCGCAAATAAATTAATATAATCGCCCTTTTTATTATGTATAATGTGTTCACCGTCAATAAGAGTATTGTAGATCCGCTCTTCATGTGAAACCGCACCAGTAAATTCAAAATTCATATTTGTATTTACTAAATATATGCGTCCGGTAGGGCAAATATATAACATTTTTCGCATACCATCAGCTTTGTCAGTTACAGTATAATTATTTCTAATATTCGGTATAGTGCAGTCTTCATTTAGTGGGGCGATATTTGATATTTGTAGCGTGTAAGATGACGGGCCTATAAAATGGTTCGGAGTTAGATTGATACGTTCAGGATCGCGTAAATCTAAGTCACGTTCGGACCCCCTTGCACCTTGCTCGGATTTAGATTTTAATTTTTCTTTTTTTTCGGAAGGATACAATAAGTAGTAATAGTCTTTATGTGTATGGTTAAGTTCGTCATAAGATACAGGGAAATTCGTGCCTTGAAGACCTGCTAAAATTATTTTAATTCCTGTGCGCAATATATCTGCTAGAACAATCCCATTATTCATTTTTTTACCCGGACCAACATATTCGTTATCTACTTCGATTTCAATCTCGTATTTGGGTTCACAATCAGTTATTTTCGAGGCTTGGAATGAGTATTCGGGAATAATATGTCCGTCACGGCGATGAGACTCTTTAACTACCGAAATGTCTACATGAAATGGATAAGAATCGTGAACTAATGTTGTGCGATTGATATGGCGGAAAATCTTTTTCTCTTTTATCCACGTAGACATAATGGATTGCCCTAGACTAGATGCAGTGGGTATAACTTTTTCTTTCTGATAACTGAGACGAAAATTGAAGTCGTCTAAATTAATAGGACGTATAAATTCGGAGCCTTCTTTTGCTTGCATTTTTTGGACAAATCTGTAATTAATATCTTCAAGTCTGTCGTTTCTGCAATATTTTTGTATATTACTTAAACCATAAATTTCTGTTCTGACATTTGACAATTTTGTTTTACCAGTAGACATATCGGTGAATTCTGATTGGATTTTTAGACAATATTCTTGTGATTTTATAATTTTGAAACCAGATGAAATTAATTTTTTAATTACGTTGTCAAAGTCGTCTTTTGTTATTTCTTTTATACCTCTTGTGCCGAATTTTACTTCAAGTTCCGAGATGCCATCTTCTTTTTTTAAAATGTTGTCTAAATATTTTTGTGTCATAATATTAAACATTTCTTTGGGATTGGGATTGGATCGAGACATATCTCTATCTTCTTTCTGTGTTGTATATATAATCTTACTATTATTTTAAATTGTAATCAATTTTATATTACAATTTAAAATAATCATAGTTGTAAATGAAAATTTAAAATATTACACCTTTGCACATTTCAGAAATCCACATATTAATATATCATTATTATATAATAATGAATAAAACTAAAAAAATAAAACTAAAAAATAAAACTAAAAAAAATATAACTTCATTTTTATTTTCTGATAATTTAGACAAATTATTTATAAGCTCATGTTTGAAATGTAAACAACCGAATAAAATTTATATAAATAATCCAGTTTTAATGACAGATAATAAAATTATAGAAAAAATATATTCGCAACCAAGAAAAACTATATTTGATGGAGTTCATGCTATTCTAGATAATACAAAATATCCAAAAATTTTTGGTTCAAATATAGATACTATATTTTTTTGTCATGCGCTCAAACAAAATAAAAATAAATTTAAAAAAATAAAATCATTTTTCGAACTTGGAATAGGTGGTGGATTTATATCAAAATATATATTAAGTAAATTTAATATAAAAAAAGCGTATTTAAATGACGTTGATAAACAATCAATAGATTATGCCGTTACTGATTTGAATTTACCAAAATTATTAAAATCTGAATTGAAAACTACTACTATAAAAAAACCATTTAATTGTAAAATAATAGAAAAAAATGGTATTAAATTTTTTCAAGGAGATGGTATTAACACATTACAATTTTTATTATCAGAACGTTTGGATTTATTAGTATGTAATCCACCTTATATACCATCTAGTAAAAATGAAAATGATTTAGATATAAATTCTCCAAATTTTTGGGAAGGAACACGCTTGATTAGGTATCTGCTGCAAAATTATTCAAAATACGCAAATAATTTATTAATGATAGTATCATCTTTATCTCTTATTAATAAATACGTAGTAAATGATCTTTCAAACGTAAAAATCAAAATTTTAGAAAATCATACTATTCCTATAAAAGTTTACAACAATGGAAAAAATATATTAGATAATAAAAAAATTATGAAATTGTTAACATCAGATAAAAAACAAATTACTATAAATAATAATACATTTAATGTTGGAATAGTTAATAATGATGATGATGATGATGATGATGACTGGAAATATAAACATACCATTTATTTCGTATATCTTTATATGTAAAAAACGACATTTTCTTTATTTATTAGTATTAGGTCATTATTTTTTATTTTTATAGTATTATCTTTTTTAATAATAAAATATATATTTTCTATTATATATTCATTATTTATAAGTTTATAAATTTCATAATCATTATTTAATAATATACATAATTCTTTACCGGTTATTCTTAATGAATTATCATTATCTATCAGATTTTCTGGTGTAGTAATTAATCTTATAATATTTTTATTTAATTTAATAATTGTATTAATTAACATATTATTTTTATCTATAGTCCAATCGGTTGGGCCTAAAGCAAATACTTCAAAATAATCTTTCAAGCAAAAATAAGGCAATAAATATTTAGTTGTTCCCAATACTACTTGTTTGTTTGATTTATTTTTGGGTAGTAACGGTATATTAAGTTTTGCTATATATTTAATAGCGTTTAATAAATTTTGTTTTTTGGTAAATTTTTTATAATTTTTATATGTTTTCTTAACAATGTTTTTGGGACATTTTTGTTTAATAGTTTTTTTGATTTTAAAATCTTTTTTTAATTCCATAGTTATATAATTATATAACTTTATAATTATATAAATATAAAATGGGTATTTTTAATAAGAAAAGGTGTAAAAACACAAACTCCGTGCATTTATAATTTCTGTAGAATAGCCGAATACAATTCCACTTTTGTTTTCTTTTTATTTGATGTTTCACATATAACAGGTATCTCAAGTTTAGAGCATATATTTATTAAATCATTAACAGAGTATACGGTAATTGGGCGAAGAGGTTTTTCAAGATTATCTAGTTTCCAATATGTTTCTTTAATTTTTTCCATATATTCGGTATGCTCTGTCAATGTTTCTGTTGCCTGCATATCTACAGGTAAACGTATAGAAAAATTATTTGTTTCCGCGTTGTAAATTATAATATGAATAGGTTTTTCTATATTTGTAATCATCTCATAGTATGTATTTTTATATACATAAAAAATATTCAAATTATAACACAAACAAAGAGCATATAATGTTTTGGCATTAATATTTGTAGCACTCACAAGCCCTGATTCAAAACATGTCTTTGATATTTTATGTTCTTTAAGAGCCGCTTTATTTTCCCCCTTTTTAACTTTTTCAATCGTTTGAATTTTGAACTGTTGTTCTGCAGTAAAATAATTAGATTCGAATTCATACGATGCAAATCCGTTATATATAATATAAAAACACCAAAAAAGTGAATTTGATTGTGATGGTGTAAAATATTCTACCTTTTTTAATACCAAAAGTTGACATGCGACATCGGTGCTAGTATTATCGCTACATATAATTACATTTTCTACCATTTTTACATTGCTAATACTGCCATCCTTGTCATCCTTGCCATCCATATGTTTGTTTTTAATATTTTTAGATTTAATTACTGGTTCTTTATTGTCTAGGTTAATATGTTTACAGTTATTTAAAAAATTCTCAGACAACATTATATTTTTTAATGATTTAATTTTTTCCTCCATTTCTGATATTGCTGATGCATATAAATTATATTGTTCTGCTATATTTGTAAATTGTTTTTTAACAATAGAATTTAAAGATGATGCAACAGATGATTCACCATTTATATTATTAGTTTTTTGTAGTTTAATTTGTGATGACATAAGCAGTTAATAATTTTTCTTGATTGTTATGATATACTAATACTAACATATATCTTTATTATAGTTTACAAATATTATATATGATATGCACATCCCTCCCATCAAATCATAATAATAATCATAATAAAATAATAATCATAATAAAATAAAATAAAGTATTACTATGTAAAAAAAGAGGTAGCAATCTTTTCCTTTTCTTTTTCTATTTCATTGAGTTGATCTTCTTGTTTATTTACATAGCTTAAATATTTATAAATTTTATCTAAAATAGGAGAGTCTACATATGTCAGATTAATAAAAACACCATTTTTATTTTCATTAATCGTGACACCGTGGTCATTAAATATTCTTAATATTTCTGTTTGATGAAAAATATTGGTGGATTCGATTCTTTCTTTTAACATTTTTAATGAATCTTCGAAATATTTATTGTCAGTAAAATATTTTTTAATATGTTGTGGTGGTGAATTTTCTACTGATGCATATGATATTGATTCCATTTATATCTTAATAAAAATATCTTTCTATATATTTTTATTTCAAATTATATTTCAAATTATATTTCAAATTATATTTCAAATTATATTCACAACATTAGGATTATACATCGATATTACTTGTAATTTTCTTTTTTGGTGCTTTGGGTTCCTTCGGTGCTTTGGGTTCCTTGGGCGCTTTTGGCTCCTTGGGTTCTTTTGGTTCCTTGGGTTCTTTTGGTTCCTTCGGTGCTTTGGGTGCTTTTTGCTTTATATTTTCTTTTGATGATGTCATCGTGGATGTGGACGTTGATGATGATGTTGTGGATGTTGTAGTTATTCCATCAATAGTTGTTGTAATTGATTTATTTGAAGATTTTAATGGAACGCGTTCTTTTTTTGGAGCAACCAAATCACCAATAATTTGAATAAATTTATCATTCATTTCAAAACGTTTCCCAATAACTCTTACTTTTATCAAATCACCCTCTTTAACAGTATTATAATAAGAATTATGTAGTTGTAAACTGTAGTCTCTAGATATATAAACAATAATGGGTAGATATTCATCAGATGAAATAGCACGAATACCAGCTTGTGTAATATTTTTTGCAATACAAGATATAGTAGAATTTTCTACAGGATTGCAAACAAGACATTCAACTACAAGATTGAATTGGACATTTCTTGCTACTATTTTTCCACACTTAAACTCGACAATTCTTACAGTTTCAGGTTTAATAAAACCTTCAGAAATACATCTCCCCTCAATACAGTATATGAGTGTAGTATGAAGAAGAGCGAGAATATTACTTCTACTGCTTGCATGCATATTAATTAAATTAAATGGTATTAAAAGGTCATGACTGAATCGCGTTAATTTATATAAATCGTCGTCATCTTCATTATTATTTGATGATAATGTATAAGAGAGTGTGCGAAGAGGCGTCTGCTTTGTTTTCGATTCTTCTTCTGACTCTGATTCTGAATCTGATTCAGGCTCTGATTCTGATTTTTGTTTTTCAACATCAAGAGTATTTTTATCCACATATTTTGTCGTGCTTGATGCCCCAGATGATACACTAGTTGAAGATATAATATGGTTTTTTAAATCGGCACTACGTTCTCCACCCCCGACAACGGCTCCAATAGAAGCCCTCAAGATTCCTTCGTATTGATCTTCCGATGCATCACCTCCATCTGGAACTTCTATAAATTTTGGTGTAATTGTGATCGTTGTAGTATTTGTCGTAGTAGTATTAGAAGTTGCGTTTTTTTTAACACGAGATACTTTTTTTTTTGGTTCTCCTGTATTGGTAGTATTGGTAGTATTCGTAGTAGTTGTAGAAGAAACCGTAATAGGAGATGGTTGTTGAATCGTAGACATTATTGACTAAGAGAATTGTTATTTTAATATATAAAGTTATCTTTATAATAGTTTCAATTTTATTTATTTTGTGTTGCAAATGTTATAACATAAAATAAATAAAAACTAGATAAATAAAAACTAGATAAATAAAAACTAGAAAAAAATATAACTTTTACTCTTCTTCTGGTGTTTTCTCTTTCTCTTCTGGTGTTTTCTCTTTCTCTTCTTCTTCTTCTGATTCTGATTCTGATGCAACAATTGGTCCCTCGGCTTCCTCGGCTTCCTCGACTTCTTCAGCTCCCTCAGCTCCCTCAGCTTCCTCAGCTTCCTCTAATTTTTTACTAGTTGAAAATTCTCCCAATAAATTACTAGGTTCTTCTAAAATAACAGATAAAGGAGCACCTTTTTTCTGTGATTTTTCTATTTCACGTCTAATACTATCGCGTGGTTCTCTATCAAGTTCAAGTTCAAGTTCACCAATTACAGATACATACGGATCATTTAATTCAAATCTTTGTCCTACTACACGAATCATAATAATATCGCCCTCTTTTAATTCAGAAAAATAAGGAATATTATAGTGGTGATCTCTTGCAATAAAAATGTTAAGAGGAGAATATTCACTATCATCGGTGTGTGCAAGAATACCAGCATTTGTTACATTTTTAACAGCACATGATATTCGCATACCTTGCGGGGGGTTGCAAACCATATATTCAAATACTACCGTAAAAATTGCGATATTTCCCATGATTATTCCACTAGAAAATGTAATAATTTTGGTAGAACCGCGTTTAACATAACCTTCTATAGAACATTTCCCTTCAAAATTATCATTTAAAATCTTTTCAATAACATATGCAATATTGGTTCCAATATATTTTATAGGAACGGATATTTTTTTTGTAATTATATTTTTTATATATAATGACATACCACCAGTTTTTCCCATACTCCTACTTGATGGACGAGCAGAAGAACGTATTGATGATTGTAATAATTGTAGAGATTCTTTACTACGCGAACTTGTCATTTTATAAATATGTATTTAATTATATTTAATTTATATATATATTATGTAAATAAATGTTATATGTTTGTTATATGTTTTAATTAAAATATAATTAAAACAAATATAGATAAAAAAATATAGTTAAAATAACTATAATTAAAACAAATATAATTAAAACAAATATAATTACACCTTTTATCATTTCAAATGCCCAACTTTTTCTCGTTTTTATGACAAGTATGACACTTGAAAGTGAATTTTGTATATTTATGTTCTTCTAAAAATGCTATTATAATTTCTTTCATAATAATAGGTTTTGTTGTATCAATCCAAACCTTTTCTAATGCTTTTTTTATCAACAATGGTCTTTCTTCTCCTATTCCATGACACCTTTCTGTTGATGGACTATTACATTCACCACAAGGAAATTGCTTAATATATGAGTTAGTAAATGTATTTCTTACTAAATTTGTAAATACATTTGAAGCATAATCCTTTATAAAATCTTCGTGAGAGGTGTCAATTAATTTTGAATTCCATTTATTACTTTTTGTAATATCATTTATTCGTTTATCAATATATTTGCTGTGGACATTTAGTTCCGTCATTATAAATTATATCGTATTGTTATATGATGTATAAACTAATCAATTTTATAAATAATGGGTATTTTTAATGAGAAAATGTGTAAAACAAATATAATTAAAATTAACTTAGACTATCTTAATGTTTCAATTTTATTGAGTAAAACTTGTATGGGTGTTAAAAACCATCTTCTATCATCTTTTTGTATTACATCAAAATAACGTAAAATAAATTCCTGTAAGATACATAATTCAATTTCATTTGTATCTCTTTTATTTGCGATAGAAAATTCCTTACTATTATCTAAAGCAATACGATTAATAAATAATTGAAGTAATAATTCATCAGTTAAAGGGATTATTTCTCCTCCTTCATCGATACGACTTTCAATGCCATAATTTAAATATGCTTCTTTTATATTTTCCGGCAAAGCATCTATTATTTCATTTATTTTCGGAGGTTGTAACATATTTTTTAAATTTTTCTCTGTTGTTGCACGTCCAGCCTGGTCACATCGCGTAGCTATACTACTTCCAAATAATTTACCTTTACCTTGTCCTTGTCCCTGTCTCTGCCCTTTACCTACATTTATTTTTTTTGTTTTAAAAATTAATGATGAAAAATCTTTTTTCTTGCTATTTATCGATGTTATAAATCCAATATAATCATTTAAAGGTATATCTTGTGTAATTGCATTTTTTGCAGAAATATCTGTTTTAAAATATTCTATATCAGCTGGTCCCGCAGGTTTCCATATATTAATATTTGTATCTTTTAAAAATAACTGATATGTGCCGTCAAGGTTAATTAATAATATCGCCTCCATTCCATTTCTGCTATGTAGAATATTATTTTCGTAATATTCCTCCATTAGTTCGTCAAATATGTATTTCTCTGGTTTGTCACGTCTATCAACAGTATATTCGCGTCTCTTTGGAGAAATAATATAATTCAAAATAGATAATATTTCTTCTATATTTAATTCTTCTAAAATATGCGATACAACTAATTTTTGTATTAACTCACTCGGGATAAATGATAATTTTTTTCTTAAAATATTACCACAATTATAATACCAGTCGTTATTCCCCCTTTTATACTTATGTTCTTCTTTTTCATCTAAAGCATCTTTAAACAATTTTCTAACTTTTGTAAGCGATTTTGGTTCTTTTTTAAATGTAGAAAAATATTTAAATAATTCATCTTCACTTTCACCTTCACCTTCACCTTCACCTTCACCTTCACCTTCGATTTCACCTTCACCTTCACGTTTTTTACCAATATCTCCTACACGGGACGATATTGTTTGAGCGGCTTCTTCTTCTTCTTCTTGGCCTTCTGCTACAACTGATAATGGTGCTTGGGGTTTTTTACTCTGTGCAGTAGCAGTAGCAGCAGCAGCCGTTGCTCGCGATTGTTGTATACTGGAAATATATGATTTCTTAAATTCTTCGAAATAATTTTTTTCTTTACTTGGTTTAAATATAATTTTTTCACGTTTAAAATCCACAGGTTTTTGTCTATCACGAAGAGGAATAATAGGATTATTTAATTCCAAAGGTTGAAACAAATAATATGAACCTATATTTGCAAGTCTTCCATATCTTCCATATTTATCACGAATAAATTCGTTTTTATCTTCTAAAAGCTGTGTAAGCGCAACATCGATTGCTTCGATGGGATATTTTTTATTGTAGTTAATTGTAGCAATTAAGTCGCTCGATATATCCTGTATTCTTTCCCCGGATGTTGTTCTTTTATAGAAGAATCTTTCTTGAAAAATATCACGTATTCTTTGTATAATTTTATCCGTATTCATGGTTAAGATTGTATCCGTAAAAATATCTTTTCTCGAACCTATACGACTTTCGTTCATACTCGGTTTGCAACTAAATACGCATTCCATATAGTCACATACCGAGGAATAATTTTTATCACCGATTTTATACTGAACACTTATATTCATTTGTGTTTCGGGATTATAAGATGAAAGTATTTGCATTACAGGTTCGTCTTGTAATTTTTCGTCAAACTTTTCTTCGGTAAAATTGGTTTGTTCTATATTAAGAAGACAGTCTACTGCATTTTCTTTTAATACTCGACTTACCTCGCCAATATACCGAGCTTTTCTTTCCGATAGACGATACATATATATGTCAGCCGCTTCTTGTGTAGGCGTAGCCGATAAAATAGAACCGTGAAGAAATATTTGCACATTTCGTTTTTCAAATTCTAGATTTTTATGACTACAATTTCTCACCGCACGTCCAATCGTTTGCTCTATTAAATTAATATTATACCATGGCTCTAAAATATGCGTTTGTCTAATATTCTTAAAATCAAGGCCTTCCGTCCCCGACTTTGAAATAATAATAACTTTTACAAATCGCCCGTCATAATTCGCCTCATTACTAGCCGCCTTCACGTCTCCTATATTATCAGGCGATAATGCTGCTTCTCCTGAAATAACTACATATTTTGCAGGAAAAAATGTCTCATTCTGATGCATCTCGGTCCTTTTACGAGACGTAATTCCATCAATCGGTCTTACTCCATCAGGTGGATTATTAAATAAAGGTTTAGCTTTTGTCCCATACCTAGTAAAACCCATACTTTCCAATGCAAGCGCCATTGGTATTACACCACCCTCGATATAAAAACTATAAATCAATATAATTCCATCCGATTTATAAATATTGTCGCAAATATTCTTTATTTTTGAACTATAATTCCCTATTAATTCCTTAGAAAATATGTGCGGTTTGTCTGCCTTGTATTCAAAATTGGTTTTTGTTTCTTCGCTATAATTCATAATATTTCTAAGTCCGTATTTCCCAACAAGAAGACGAATATCATAGTTGGGGTTTTCAGATGCGGGGTCGAAATCATCCGAAGGGTATGATATATTGAGTGCTTCTATAGGACTTCGCAGAATATTAATACCTACAGAAACAGATTCTTCTATATTTCGTATTTCTTCACGTTTTAAGGTAAGAAATTGGCGAATAATATATGAATATACATTTTGTTGGTATTCCGATGCTTCTGTTAAATATATTTTATCTTGCATTCTAGATAGTGCGCGATGTTCGGGTATTTGTCGTCCATTTATTTGCATGGTCGGTATTTCGTATTCTACTTTCTTCCCAGCTCCAGAGCCTGCTTCAACACCTATGAGTCCGGAAAATGTATGCTCCGGTGCAAATTCGTCGGGATATATGCGAAAAGGAAATGTATAAGGATTTTCTCCACGTATATAAGATACATAGCCAGTTGAAAACCTGCGCAAATTTTCGCGCCCTGTTTCGATAATTTGCCCTCGTCGTCGCCTGCGTCTTTTTCCATCGCCATCACCATCACCTTCTTCCCCTCCACCTCCCCCTTCAATTGTTTCTACGAATATTCCTTCATCGGGATTAGAATTAAAAACGTCGCGTATATCGATAATAGCCCTCCCATCATTTAACCGCATAATATTGAGTAACCATATAATTTCACGATAACTATTATACATAGGTGTGCCTGTTAAAAGAAGAAGACGCGTCATAAGAAATGGTCCAAACTTTACTAATTTTTCTAATTGATCTGCAACAGCACGTGTGCCACTTTTTTCATCCGTGCTTTTTATATTATGGAACTCGTCAATTACGATAAGCGAATTGCCAAATACTATTTTTAATTTTTGCATCATGATTTTCGTTCTATGCGACTTATCGACAATTTCATCGCTAATAGTGGATGTTTTTTCAATAAGATTTGCAAATTGGTCATACCCTAAAAAACGATAAGAACGGCGAATAATTTTTTTAATTTCTGAAACTACTTTTTCTTCTTCCATTCCTTTCATATTCATTGGATTCATTTCTTTTAAAAATTTATTACCCGTGCATGATCGGATATTCCATATCCCGTCGATTAGTTTTAGTTTATTTTTATCGAAAAGCTGTAATTTGAAATTTTGTTGGACATTCGGGCTAGCAACGATGATTATTTTCTGGGAAGTTGACATACCGATTTGGGTAAGATAGTCGCGCATTTCTTCGCATATTGTAATCGCTGAACACGTTTTGCCTGTTCCCAAACCGTGATATAAAAGTAGACTATTATATGGTGTCTGAAAAGATAGAAAATTGCGGACGAATAATTGATGCGGTGATAATTCGAAATCGGCATTACACATTTTATCCGAGTGTCTTTTTATTGCTTCTAAACTATCCAAAACAGCCCCATCATATTGTGTATCTGCAAATTCTCTTTTAGATGCGATTTTTATATTAAATTCTGGATCATCCAATGTTGGATATAAAAAATTATATGCATTTTCATCAGTTTGTGCTTCTAATTCTTCTGATGGTGATGCTGGTGGCGATGGAGCCATTGATCCTAATTTAGAAAAATGTTGATTAAAATGTTGAATAGACTGTCTCTCAGCTTCACCTTTTTCTTTTAAAAAACTATTTTGTTGTTTTTTTGATTTTTTAGACATATCCGGATTAAAAACAAATTCTTTTTGTTGTTGTTGTTGTTTTGGAGACATATTTGCAAGAAAACGTTCTTGTAAATCTTCTTGAAATTTAGATTCATTGCTTACATCACTTTCTCCCCTTAATCCTTTTATTGATGAAAGCGACGATTTCACTGGTATGATTGATGAAGGTGACGATGATAATGGTGTCAATGATGACGAGGTCACTGGTGTGATTGATGAAGATGTCGCTTGCGTGATTGACGACGATGTTATTGGTGCGATTGAAGACGATGTTACCGGCGCGATCGATGATGATGATAATGACGGCGATAATGACGACGATGATGATGATGGTGGAGATGGAGGTGGTAATCCTTGCTGCAAACCTTCTACAACTGCTGCTGCCGATTTTGAAGATGGTGCTCTTGATAAATCGTCGCGTCCTATACTAATACTGGAAATAGGTGCTGCTGCAATACTACTTCTTTGATATGGAGTATCAGATGATACAAATCCTTCGCGACTAGCATTTACAGATGAAGAAGAAGAAGAAGAAGAACCAATGCTAGAACTATCTTTCGGTTGAATCGAAATATTAACACCAGAACCCAAACCCAAATCCATCCCCATTTTTTTTTCACCTTGAGAACTAACAGGAAAAGAAATATTAAATTCTTTACTACTGGATGGTGATATATTTCCAAACACATCCTGTTCTGCACGTAACTGTGAATCCGATGCAGAAAAAGGTGCCTTAGAAAGAGTAGAAAAATTAGGAAAACTTAAAGAGCGAGATTTTTCAGTAGATAGAGTGGGGGTTTTCGAACTATTTATACCAGATTGAACACTTGGAACTCTGCTCGGAATGCTTCTACCTTGCGATGTATCACGCGAAGACGACGACGACGACAATGACACCGATGAATCAGGCAACATGGATTTTATAGATGATGATGATGGTATAGAGAATGTAACATCGGAAAGAACAGGCATTAAAATAATACCCCTATTTGAATCGGCCACAACTTTTATAAATGGGTCCATAGTTGATAATGAGGTAGCGCCTGCTAGCCCGGCTTGTCCTACATTAGCCCCTAGATGAACACCAGCACCTTGTCCTGTTTCTTGTCTGGGATTCAATTTATTTCGCAAATGTTCAGGAATATTAATTTTTTTAATTTGTATTGATGGTTTTTTAGGGTTTTTATCCTGTTTTTTACTTGGGTCCGGTT